TTGGAATGTAGCTCAATGGTAGAGCAGCCCGCTGTTAACGGGTCGATGAAGGTTCGATCCCTTCCGTTCCAGCCAATTTCCTGAATGCGATGGACCATAGTCGTGCTGCCCACTCGGCGGCGACTTCGGGGCTCCGGCCCCTACAGGTTCCCAAGAAACACCAAACAGAACCTTGACCCGCCAACCGTCCCCCGAGGGGGGCCTTGAGCGGACAATCTCGTGTTCCTGCGGGGCGCTTCTGGTCGGACCGATCATCCCTCCAATCGCACACAGGAAAACACCAAAATGGCAGACCTTTCCGTCTCCCGCATCGGCCAAGTCAATCTCGCCGGTGACGTTGACGCCCTCAACCTGAAAATCTTTTCGGGCGAAGTCCTCACGGCCTTCAACATGAACTGCGTGTATCAGGACAAGCACCTGATCCGCGAAATCTCCAGCGGCAAGTCGGCCCAGTTCCCGGCCACCGGCCGCATCTCGGCTGCTTACCACACGCCGGGCACCCAGCTCGTCGGTACGCCGATTGCTCACAACGAGCGCGTGATCACCATTGACGATCTGCTCCTGGCAAACGTCATGATCGCGGACATTGACGAGGCCAAGTCGCACTACGACGTGCGCTCCGAGTACACCAAGCAGCTCGGTGAAGCCCTCGCTCTGGCGTTCGACACGAACGTTGCCCGCACGGCAGTCCTCGCAGCCCGCGCTACGGCCACCATCACTGGTGAACCGGGCGGCTCGGTGATCGTCGGTGGCGCTAACGTCCGCACGGACGGCGCACTGATCAAGGCGGCCATGTTCGCTGCGGCGCAGAAGTTCGATGAGAACAACATCGTTGACAGCGACCGCAACGCCTTCGTGAAGCCGGTCACCTTCTACGCGGCTGCGGCCACGACCGATCTGGTCAACAAGGACTGGGGTGGTCGCGGTGGTATTGCTGACGGCAAGATCGAAAGCCTCGCCGGCATCAACATCATCAAGTCGAACAACGTTCCGAACTCGAACGTCACGACCGGCCCGACCAAGTATCAGGGCAACTTCGCGAACACCGCGATGTCCATCTTCCACCGCAGCGCGGTCGGCACCTGCCGTCTGATGTCGCTGTCGATGCAGTCCGAGTACCTGACCCTCTGGCAGGCTACCGCTCTGGTTGCCCGCTTCGCGGTCGGCCACGGCATTCTGCGTCCGGAAATGGCGATCGAAGTCGTCACGGCGTAAGCCAACCAAACCAAATCGCCGGGGTCCCTACGGGGGCCTCGGCTATTTTTTTGTGAGGTACTATGGAAACTCTCGGACCCGCTTCCGAACTCGACGCCGTGAACGAACTACTGGCCTCCATCGGTGAGGACCCAGTGGCCGATCTGGAGGACCTTCCTCCGTCTGGCAACACGGCACTATCGATCCTCTACACCCAGTCACGCGAGGTCCAAGAGGAGCCCCGTTGGTTCAACCTTGAGACCGACGTGCCTCTCTCCCCGAACGTCAGCGGCGAGGTGATCGTCCCTGACAACGTGCTCGAAATCGACAGCACAGATGGCGACATCATCCAAGTCGGCCAGCGCCTCTACGACCGGGACAACAGGACCTACACGTTCACCTCCCCGGTGACGTGCGAAATTCTCTGGCACCGCCCTTGGGACGAACTCCCCAGCGTGGCCCGCCGGTACATCACCGCCCTCGCAATCGAGCGGTTCATTGAAGGCTTCCCCGGAGCCGAGGCCACCACGCCCTCAAGGCAGCGCAACCTCGCCCGTGCACAGCAAGCTTTCTTCCGCGCCGAAATCAGGGCCGGCGATTTCAACCTACTCAACAACGCCTCGATCCAGACCATCGCTAGGAGAAGCTAATGCGAGCTGAAGGCGGCTCCCCCAACCTTATCAACGGCGTCAGTCGCCAAGCTCCAGAAGTCCGTCTCCCCTCGCAGCTCCAAGAGAGCGTCAATCAGTTCCCCACGGTGACCCGAAACCTCGTCCCGAGGAACCCTGCGGTCATGAAGGGGCGCGTGGCGGGAGCCCCGGCGGCCAACACCAAATTCCACCTCATCGAGCGCGACGCCATCGAGCGTTACGCGGTCCGTGTCAGCCCCTCCGGAGTTACCGTCCACGACCTCGCCGGCACCGCCAAGACTGTCGCCACCCCGAACGGGATCGGCTACCTCTCCGGCGTCTCGGACTTCAGCGACTATGAGATGATCACCGTCGCCGACACCACCTTCATCACGAACAAGAAGAAGGTCGTCGCACAGGCGGCTACCACGTCCGCCGCGCTTGAGAAATCGGCGCTGCTGCACGTCGCGTCCGGCGAGTATCACACCAAATACAGCGTCACCCTCAACGGCACCGAAGTCGCCAGTTACACGACCAACGGCGGCCCATCGGGAAGTGAGGACGAAATCAGGCGGGCCGAGAGGCAGGCCACCCCGGCAGCAATCGCCCAGTACCTCGCTCTCGGGACGCTGGTGACCCCCAACGGTGCTGCGGCCCCAGGTAACGAGTTCCTCGGTGACGCCATCCTTGGCGGGACCCTAGCCACCCTCAACCCGGCCGTCTGGCAAGTCACGCTGATCGACAACGTGATCTACCTCAAGAACCTCGCCGGAACCGACTTCACCATCTCGGTGACGGCTGAAGGTCGCGGAGAGACCGCCTTCCGTGTTCACAAGGGCTTCGTGAAGGACTTCGCACAGTTGCCCCGCAAGGCAGTCGTGGGCTTCACGCTCAAGGTGGCCGGCAGCGATGACACCGACTACGACGATTACTGGGTCAGTTTCCAGAAGGGCACCAACGACGGCGAAGGCCGCTGGAAGGAGTGCCTTGGTGCCGGCGAGAAGCTCGGCATGGACAAAACCACGATGCCCCACGTCCTCGTTCGCGAAGCTAACGGGACCTTCACCTTCCGACAGGGTGACTGGGCAGATCGAGCGGTAGGCGACAGCGTGACCAACGACTGGCCGTCCTTCGTGGGCTCCGCCATCAACGGCTTCGCCTTCACCAAGAACCGCCTCGGCATGTTCTCCGGTGAGAACTGCGTCTTCTCTCGCGTCGGGGAGTTCTTCAACTTCTTCCGTGAGACGATCCTGACCACGCTGGACACCGATCCAATCGATCAGGCCATCTCCTTTGAAGACGTGTCCACGATCAACCACGCGGTCAACATCAACAGCGAGTTGATCCTGTTCACCACCTCGATCCCCTTCAAGGTGGCCGGCGGCGAAGTCTTCTCACAGAAGACCGTGAGCTTCGCCCCCACCCTCGCCAACAAGTCCAGCTCTCGGGCTCGGCCGGTGGCCTGCGGTAACCGCCTGTTCTTCATCAACGACGTGCCGACCGGCGTGTTCGTTCATGAGTTCGAGAACGTGCAGGATGAGACCATTCAGGTCGCCCCGACCATCAACGAGCATTGCCACGGCTACGTGCCGGGTGGTGTCTTCCTGCTGGACGGCGACGATGACCTGAAGATGCTGGCTATGGTGTCTGACGCGGACCCGGCGGCCATCTACACCTACAAGTGGCTGTTCATCGGCCAGAACAAGGCCCAGTCGGCTTGGCAGAAGTGGACCCTCCCGGCCAACGTCAAGGCGCTGAAGTTCATCGGTGAGGAGCTGGTGGTTGTTGTGTCGGATGGCACCGCCGTCGAGCACCTCGGCATCAATTGCCACGAGGCTTGGTCGGACAGCAAACCCGCCGTCCTACTCCTGGACCGGCGCGTCACCGTCACCGGAACCTACAACTCCGGCACCGACCAGACCACATACGCCCTGCCCTACCCGGCAGCGGGCGCGGTGGCGGTCCTGAACACTGGAACCGACTTCGGCACCATGCCAACGGTCGTCTCCTCGGCAGGCACCTCTCTGGTCGTTCAGGGCAACTACGGTGGCCTCTCGACCTACGTTGGCTTCACCTACCAAGCTTGGGGGGAAATGTCCCCGTTCGTCATGCGCGAGCAGACACGCGACGGTAACGCCGGCAACGCGGTGCCCGGTGTGGAGCTGAAGATTGCCTCCATGCGCTTCGACACGGGGCCTAGCGTGGGCCTCGACGTGACCCTGACACGCAAGTACCGCAACGTCTACGTCCATCGCCTTGCAGCGGCCCTCGTGGGCACCAAGACGAGCACTCTCGGCTCCCTGATCGTGGGCAAGCTGGCGAGGTCCCTGTCCATCATGGCAGCGGCCGACGACGTGACGATCCGCTTCGAGAACTCTGGACCCTACCCCTACGCAATCCTGTCTTACCGCTGGACCGGAGGGGCTTACCCGAAAGGATACTGATGATTACACCTCATGGCCTGGTTACGGCCTCGACTGCCGCCGACGCGCGGGAACTCGACCGGATGCTGCGGCCAGAGGATCGTCGTGAAGTGGAGGAGATAGGCGGCCGCCCCGCCCTCCATCACTTCCTCCTCGGGGTCCTCATCTCGGAACCCTCGCTGACCTTACGGGACCTGAAGGGGGACCTAGTGGGGATCGCGGGAGTGGTCCCGGACATTCGTGGAAACGGTGTCATCTGGATGAGTGGGACGACCTTGGTGGAGAGCCGGAAGACGGCTTTCCTTCGAGGCTCCCGGCACGTCCTCGCCGAGTTCCACCGGCGCTACGACACGCTCTACAACATCTGCGATGCCCGCAACGAAGTCCACGTAAAGTGGCTCCGCTGGCTGGGCTTCTCGCTCCTCCACAAGTACCCCGCCGGACCCAACGCGGTCCCGGTCTACGAATTTGCAAGGATCGCCTAATGTGCGACTTCATCACAATCGCGTCCATCGGCCTTGGCATCGCCCAAGCCGGTATGGGCTACGCCGCCTCCAGCGCCCAGTACGACCAGCGCATGGAGGAGGTAAGGCAGAACGCAATCAACGCCTCCAAGGCGACTGAAAACAACTACGCCGGCCTCAATATCCGCGCCCAGCAAGAGGACGCGGCGATGGTCCAGCAGAAGACCGAAACCAACATTGAAGCGGCCCAAGCGGCTGCATCAGTGGAGGCGGCGGCGGCTGAAGGTAACGTCGGCGGTCTGTCGGTCTCGGCAGTCCTCGGCGATATGTACGCGCAGAAGGGCCGCAGCGAGGCCGCTCTGGACAGCAACCAGCAAATGCGCCGGGACTATCTGGCTGGCGAGAAGCTCGCGGCCGAGGCCGGCGGGCAGAACCAAATCAACTCGATGCCCCTGCCGGAGAAGCCGAGCTTCGCTCCCTACCTCCTGAACGCATTCAGCAGCGGCCTATCGGCCTACAGCAACTACAAGACGAGGACGGCATAGGATGGCTGAAGGACTTTTCGGAACTCGTATTGCAGCGCCCAACATTGCCCCGGTAGCCATCCAGCCCACTGGGGTCCCCAGCAGCATCTACGTACGCCCCCAGCAAAAACAGGTCGGGGGTAATCTCCAAGCCCTCGCCGATAGCCTGGGGGGCCTGAACAACGCCCTCCAGCAGTTCGGAGCGGTGTCGGCACGGGCAGACAAGGACCCGGACAGCGAGGCCAACAGGCAGTTCTCTGACAGCATCGCCGGCCTGTCGCTGGAAGATGCCATGAAGAAGTATCCGGACGCCCGCAATCGCATCCAGAAGGATGGCGTTCTGTCGCTGGTCGGCTCCAAGGCGGCCTACGAGTTCCGCCAGCATATCACCGAGCAGTACAACAGCGGCGGCTTCGACCAAGCCAACGGCGACTTCAACTCGTGGGTCGAAGGTGAGCGCAAGAAGTTCGCCTCCGGCCTGAACGATCCTGCGATGCAGGCGGCCTTCTACCGAGGCACTGACAACTGGACCCAGCAGTTCGGCGAACAGGACCTCAAGCGGAAGATGGAAAACACCATGGCCGAGCGGGACACCGCCGTCGTGGATGAGTTCCGCATGATCGCCGATGATGGCATTGCGGCCAACAAAGACCCGAACGCAATCGCTGATGAAATCATCAAGCAGTCGGGCGAGAACCGGACCTTCCGGGGTCTCGACGGGAAGTCGCAGAACGACACCCTGTTCCGCCTCGCCGAGGAGTACGCGCTGAAGGGTCGCCCCGAGCTGGTCAAGGCTTTGCTCAACAACAAGCGCAACGGTGTCGGTCCCCTGATCGAAGTCTCCGGCTACACGGACAAGGCCCTCGGGCTCATCCAGCGGGCCGAGACGGAGCAGCAGCAGGCCGCCAACGCCACCAGCTTCAAGACCCGCTCCAAGCTCGACGAGGACGCCATGTATGGTCGCCTTACCGAGGAGCAGATCGTCAAGGCCAAGGACACCCCCGGCAACGAGTGGCTGACCGACAGCATGGCGGCCCAGTACCTCGAAAGCTCGAAGCGCAACAAGGCCCAGCTCCTCGCGGGGCAGGCTCGGGAGGAGGAGAAGCGCCGGCAGGCATTCCAGTCCACCGGGCAGCGCACACAAGCCTTCGCCAACGCCTACGCCGAACTGGAGACCCTTGGTGGTGCCCAGCGGCTCAAGGACGTGGAGTACGTCGGCCCTGATGGCAACATGAGGACCCTGACGGCCAAGGATCAGCAGGATGAGGTGGTCAAGCGGAAGCTGTCGCAGTTCCAAGAGATGGAGGACAAGCTCGTCGCCAACAACATCGACCCGAAGCAGGCCAAGGAGGAGGTGCTGAAGAAGCGCATCGCTTGGTTTGACGGCAACGGGATCGTGGACGAGGACCTCTCTAAGAAGTTCAACTCCCTTCAGGTGCAGGCGTCCATCTCCCGCTCGTTGGAGAAGGGCGAGGTCTCCAAGTATCTCGCCGGCGTTGCCGAGGACTACCGCCAGCTCGAAGATATCAACCCGGCCTACGCCGACCGCATGGTGTCCGACAGCAAATCGGCCGAGTTCCTCCAGAACTACGCCGTGGCCCGTAACGACCTGATGGGGCCTGAAGACGCTCTGATCTACGCCGCCCAGCAGTCCAACCGGACGCCCACCCAGCGAGCCCTCGGCAAGATGACGCCGGACGATCTGGACAGGCAGACCAAGAAGGTCCTGAACAGCCTCGACTACGACGCCGGCCCCGGCCGCGACAACGAGGCGTGGGTCCAAGACCAGCTCAACAACTACACCGCTCGCGGGTTGAGCGCGGACGAGGCCACCAAGCGTGTTTCGGACAAGCTCCAGAACCACTCTTTCGAGCTGAACGGCAAGATCGTGATCGATGAGGACGGCCTGCCCAAGGACGCCCCCATCCTGTTCGAGCGAGCCCTGAAGGACGCCTTCGCGGTGTTCGGCAAGGCTGAAGGCATCCCGGACGAAAGCGACCTATACATCGACAAGTTCGCCTCTGGTCAGTGGATCATCATGAGCAAGACCAAGGCCGGCCCCCTCAACTTCGGGTCGCGCATCGGGCTCAACGATCTGGCGAAGAAGCGGTCCGAGATGGAGCGCGAACTGACTGCCCAGCACGAGGCCGCCCGCGTCGAAGACGTAGCTGCCCGTAAGGCCGCCCGCGACAAACTGTGGTCCGCCATGGAAGACCGTCGCAGGACCGTCGAGGCTTGGGAAAAGAAGAACGGCAAGCGGAACAACTTCGTCTCCCGCTACGTCTCCAAGAAGCTTCGCGAGAGGTACGAGGAGGAGCTGTCAAACTTCAACCAGCCATTCAAACCGGCACCGCCCAAGAAACCCGCAAGGGGGCCGAGGGGCATCGGCCGGTCCACCCAAGACTAACTCACCAAGACCCCGGCTAACCACCGGGGTTTTTCTTTTCAGGAGAACGAATGAGCGCCAGCCTCGCCGACGCCATCAAGAACGAAGCCCAGCGGATCGGTGCTGACCCGCAGGACCTTGCCACCGTTATGTCTTACGAGACCGGCGGCACCTTCGACCTCTGGAAGGCCGGCCCGACCACCAAGTGGGGGCAGCATCGAGGTCTCATCCAGATGGGTGAACCCCAGCGCCAGAAGTACGGCTACTACAAGGGCATGTCCGTCGAGGATGCTGTCCACGCCTCGGCCAACTATCTGGTCGACAGCGGCTTCAAGCCCGGTATGGGCCTGCTCGATATGTACTCCACCATCAACGCTGGCGCCCCAGGTCTCTACGACCGTTCAGACGCGGCGGCCGGTGGCGCTCCAGGCACCGTCCGGGACAAGGTTGAGCAGCAGATGGAAGGCCATAAGTCCAAGGCTGCGGCCCTCTTGGGCGGCAACTACGTGCCCGAGGTCGCCAACCCCTACACGGGGGACGCACCGCCGACCAACTACAACACCTACGACCAGAGCCGCACCCCGCCGGCCCCCACGCTGGTCGATGTCACCCAACAGAAGGCAGACGCCGAAGCCGCCGGCCCGCAGGCTTACACCGGATGGGGCGAGCAGATTTACGACAGTGGGGCGCAGAATTGGTACACCGCCAAGATCGCCCGATGGGCCTCCCAAGGTGCCTACGATCCCCACGATACGGGCTGGTCGGAGGACGAGTGGAAGCACATTACGGAGACCCTCCCCGAGGGCTACCACGACTACGTGCTGACCGGCTCCTCGAAGTACAACCGGGAACTCCGGCTCAAGTACGCCACCGAGATGGTCGAGCGGGACGCCCGCATGGACAAGACAGGCACCGCCAGCTCCCTTACGGCGGGTCTGGTGTCTGGCATTGCTGACCCTGTCCTCCTCCCCCTCGTCGTTGGTGGTGCCGCTGTCTCCCTTGGCCGCACTGGTCTCGGGTTCGCCGGCAAGGTGCTCGGTGGTGCCCTGCTGGGTGGCACAGAGAACGCCGCGCTCGAACTGGGCGCGAAGTACGGTCTCGATGATCCTCACACTGACGCGCTCTCTGCGTTCGGCGTAGGGGCACTTCTCGGTGGCCTGACGGGTCCTCTGGCTCGCAACCCGGCCACTAGGGTCGAGCGTGACCTCCTGACCTCGACCGGCCTCGACGCAATCGAGACTGCCAAGCAGCGGGCCATGAAGTCCACCACCCCGTCGATCATCGACCAGAGCGGCTCTGCCGGCGCTGCCCGTAACACGGATCGCCTCCAGCCGTTCAACCCGACCGACTGGGGAATTGACGATGCAGCGGTAGACCGCGGATTTGGCGGCAAGCTTCGTTTCGACGTGGCCGGACAGCTCACCACGAGCGACAACCCCCGCGCACGTCTGGCAGGCTTTGCCATGTTCGAGGAGAGCGCCGGCACCAAAGGCCACGCCGTTCTCGACGCACCGACCTCCATCCGCGCAACAGCCCTTGAGCGCAAGCTGATGGGCAACCGCAACGCTGTCTATCAGGTGGCCTTGCGTGACTACGTGTCCGAGGGTTCCTCACTCCTCAACCCCATTGCCCGCGCCCGTAGGGCTCAAGAGTTCCACGAGGCGGTCAACGCCTATATGGCCGATCCACACCCGGCACCGGACGCCAACCCGCACATCGTCAAGGCAGCGTCAGCCCGAAAGGCTTTCTACGATGCTTGGGCCGGTGAGCTGGAGAGGGCCTTCCCCGGCCTGAACGTCAAGCAGCAGGGCTTCTACTCGCCGAAGGTGGCGGACCACAATCGCATCTCTGAACTCGACCGAGCGGTTGACGAGGAGACCATGCACAAGTTCATCGCGGAGAGCATCCGCCGAGCGCATGGGGAGATTGAGGACAGCCTGCTGAAGCGCATGGCGAAGG